ACAAAAAAGAATATGAACAACAAAAAGCAAGAGGCGAATCTGATTCCCGCCTTGAACGTCAACGAGCAAGAAGTGAGATGGACAAGAAGGGCATTGACCGTACTGGAAAAGACATCGACCATGTGGTTCCCTTATCCAAAGGGGGAAGCAATGCTTCAGGAAATCTTAAGCTCAAAACCCCAAGCGCCAACCGTTCATTCAGTCGCAATTCAGACCATACTGTCAAAACCAACAAGCCAAAGAAAAAATGAACTTATCAGAGTATGAGTGGCCCCGTCCCCACGGGTTCACACCGTTCGAGCATCAGAAGACTACAGCCGAGTTCCTAACGACCAACAACAAGGCGTTCTGCTTTAACGAGCAGGGGACAGGCAAGACAGCATCAGTGATTTGGGCAATTGACTATTTGATGCAACGAGGGTTAGTGAAGCGAGTGTTAGTGATTTGTCCGTTGTCGATTATGAAGTCGGCATGGCAAAACGATTTGTTCAAGTTTGCAATTCATCGCACAGTCTCTGTTGCACACGGCTCAGCCAAGAAGCGCAAAGAGATCATCAATGCGGGGTCAGAGTTTGTCGTCATCAATTTTGATGGGGTTGGAATTGTTAAGAGTGAACTGCTCAAGGGCGGGTTCGATTTGATTGTGGTGGATGAAGCGTCAGCGTATAAGAATGCTCAGACCGAGCGGTGGAAGGACTTGCGTGACTTGACGAAAGTCATACGTGGGTTGTGGATGTTGACTGGAACACCCGCCGCACAGTCGCCTGTGGATGCTTACGGATTGGCAAAGCTGGTGAACCCCAACGGCATACCTATGTTCTTTGGGCAGTTCAGAGACAACGTGATGATTAAGGTTGGGCAATACCGCTGGTTACCCCGCCCCGAGTCCAAGCACATTGTCCACAAGGCACTCCAGCCAGCCATTCGGTTTGAGAAGAAGCAGTGTCTTGACCTACCCCCTGTGACTTTTGTTGACCGTGATGCCCCGCTGTCCCCACAACAAATCAAGTATTACAACGTACTCAAGAAGCAGATGCTGATTGAGGCCGACGGGGAAGAAATCTCTGCGGTCAACGCCGCTGTGCAGATCAACAAGCTACTTCAAATATCCGGTGGTGCGGTTTATACCGACACTGGCGAAGTGTTGGAGTTTGATGTATCCACTCGCTTGAATGCAGTGCAGGAAGTCATCGAAGAGTCAAGCCAAAAAGTGCTGGTATTTGTGCCGTTTACCCATACCATCGAACTCTTAGAGAAACACCTGAACAAGCACGGCATAAGCTGTGAAGTCATCAACGGGAGTGTGAGCGTTAACAAACGCTCGGCCTTGGTTCAGCAGTTCCAAGACAACCCTCATCCCAAGGTGCTCATCATCCAACCACAAGCGGCATCTCACGGGCTTACCCTAACCGCCGCCGACACAATCATCTGGTACGCTCCCTGCTCCAGCGTAGAGACGTATCTACAAGCCAATGCCCGAATCGACCGTCCCGGTCAGGTCAACCCAATGACCATCGTGCATATAACAGGCAGTCCGATAGAGACAAAGATGTACGCCCACCTGCGGGGCAACATTGCACACCACACAAAAATAATTGATTTGTACAAACAAGAAATTATTTCTGAAGGTACTTGACAATGTCAAGTTCTGTGCTAAACTAAAACCTCAAAACAACTGGAGCTAACTATGGACGCATTAGAAGTTCAGGGGGAACAACCCTCTCTACCACTCGACAAACTTGCCGCTGTCTACATCAAGATACGCGATGCCAAGGACACACTCACCTCAGATTACAAAAAGCAATACGCCACTCTTGAAGAACAGATGGGTGTACTTGAAGCTGAGATGCTTGAGATTTGCAAGAACATGAACGCTGATAGCGTTCGCACAAAAGCTGGCACGATTGTTCGTTCCGTAAAGTCACGGTACTGGACGAATGATTGGGATTCTATGTATCAATTCATCAAAGAAAACGATGCGTATGGCCTGCTGGAAAAGAGACTTCATCAGACACACATGAAAGAGTTTCTTTCCGAGAATCCCGACCTGCTCCCTATGGGCTTGAACGTAGAGAGCGAATACACCGTGGTTGTTAGACGTTCTAAGGAAAATTGAAAAATGAGTAACATTACTTTGTTGAACCAAGACCTCCCCGACTTCCTGCAAACTGCTGGGGTCAGTGAGCTTACAAAAAATCTCGCTGGTCGCACTGGCGTTAAACGTATTGTCCCCAAGAACGGAATCTTCCGTAAGGTTGTGGGCGGTGAAGAGATGGGCAAGGTTAAAGGCAACTTAGATGTTGTCGTTATCAATGCTTCCCCCAAAGTTGGACGCATCTTTTACGCTAATCCGTGGACTCCTGAAGCCGAGCCGACTGCGCCCGACTGCTTCTCCAATGACGGCAATGTGCCTGATGCTGGTTCGACCAACAAACAAGCTGACCGCTGTGACTCTTGCGAGCAAAACATTAAGGGTTCGGGCATGGGCAACTCCAAGGCTTGCCGCTACTCACGCCGCATCGCTGTGACGTTGGTAGAAGACTTCGGCACTTCGCTTGAAGGTTCTGTGTACCAAATGAACTTGGCCTCCAAGTCTTTGTTTGGTGAGAGCGCCGGTGACAACACCCATCCGTTCGAGAGCTACACCAAGTACTTGGCCAACAACGGCAAGAGCTTGGACTACGTCGTTACACAGTTGAGCTTCAATGAAGACAACGACAACCAGTCCATCCTGTTCACGCCTGTGCGCTTCATCAACAAGGAGCAGTACGCAGTGACAAGCAAAGTAGCCGCGCTCCCCGAAGTGCAGAAGATGGTCACCATGACCCCATATCAAGCCGATGTGTCAGGTCGTGCGCCTAAGTTGGAAGCACCCAAACCTTTGGGCGAAGCCTTTGAACAGGAAGATGCCAAGGCGCTTGCCAAAGCACGAGCCGAAGCTGATGATGGAGTTGAAGCGCCCAAGAAGCGTGAATCCAAGAAGGCCGCTGAAGCCACACCCGCACCCAAGAAAAGCTTGGACTCCGTGGTTGCGGCTTGGACGGACGAGGAGTAACGCATGACCTATGGTTACAGCCAAAAATTAGTTGAAGCCAATAAAAAGGCTGACGCTGATTCTTTAGGCGTAGCCTTGGGTCGCTTCTGTATCGAGCGGGAGATTACTGCTACGCGAGTGGCAGTAGAGCTAGGAGTGAGCCGCATGACGGTTTACAACTGGTTTTGGGGTGAGTTCACTCCGTCTCCAACTTACGCCGAGCAGATAGAGCGTTTCATGGCACGACATAAAAAGCGCAAATAAACAATGCCCACATTTGACTTGCTCGACACCGTACTACCCACGGAGGGACGGTACTGCGTAGTTGGCATAGGTAAGTATGTTGACCAGCGTTTTGCAGACACAAGGGAAGAAGCCGAGACACTCATCCAAGAGTTCAACACCAAGCAAGTCAACGTGTATTTTGGCTGTGCCAAATTTGGTACGGCAGATGACAGGACACACGAGAACGTAGCCTTTGTCCGAGCCTTATGGCTGGATATTGATTGCGGCCCGACCAAGGGTGTACCGAATTCCAAGGGGAAGATCGAGGGCTATCTCGACCAGCAGACAGGGCTGGAAGAGCTTAAGAAGTTTTGCAAGACAGTCGGCCTACCTAGACCAATTTTGGTGAACTCCGGCAACGGTGTTCATGCCTACTGGTTGCTTGAAGAGACGTTAACCCGCACTGTGTGGGAACCGTTAGCCAAGCGACTTAAACAACTCTGCAAAGAGCAGGGTCTGATTGTTGACGACAAAGTATTTGAGGCATCGCGTATTCTGCGTGTGCCCGAGTCAATGAACGTGAAGAAAGGTTTGGAGCCCAAGCCCGTCATCGTTTGGAATGAGGTCTCATCGAGACTGTCCACTGAGAAACTGCGCGAACTGTTGGGCGCACCTGAGCCCAAGGAAGTAGAAGAAGCACCTGACTTCGTGCCATCCGCCATGAGCCCCATGATGGAGGCGTTGCTGGGTAACAAGGTCAAGCGGTTCAAGACCATCATGCTCAAGGCCGAGAACGGCTGTGCGCAACTGAATTACGTATTCCAAAACCAAGCTGAGATTGATGAGCCCCTGTGGATGTCGGCGTTGTCGATTCCAGCTTTTTGCGTAGACGGAGACAAGGCGGCGCACAAGATGTCCAATAAACATCCTGAATACGACCCCGCCGAGGTAGACAACAAACTCAGGAATATCCGCAAGCGCGGTGGCCCACACCACTGCACAACATTTGAAGAGCGCAACCCCGGTGGCTGTGATGGCTGTCCGCACAAAGGCAAGATTACTTCACCTATTGTGTTGGGTATAGAGATAGCCGAAGCAACAGAGGCCGACAACGAAGTGGAGGTTGAGACTGAAGCTGGAGTCGAGACGCACCAAATACCTGAGTATCCGTTCCCGTTCTTCAGGGGTAAAAAAGGTGGTGTGTATGTTCGTCCACCCAAGGATTCCGAAGAAGCACCCGCGATGGTCTACGAACATGACTTGTACGTACTCAAGCGTATGAGGGACAAAGAGTTGGGTGAAATGGCGTTGTTCAGACTTCATTTGCCCCATGACGGGGTGAAAGAGTTTGCGATAACCACTGCGGCTATTTCATCAAAGGACGAGCTACGCAAACAGCTTGCCCAGCAGGGCGTAATGGCACACCACAAGCAATATGAAAGTCTTGCAACGTATGTCGTTACGGCGGTAAAAAATTTGCAATACACAAAGAAAGCAGAGCTTATGAGAACACAATTTGGATGGGTAGAGGGAGACAGCAAATTCATTATGGGCAGTAAGGAAATTACCAAGGACGGTACGTTCTATAGCCCACCATCGTCAACGACCGAGTTCTTTGCCGAGAAGATTCACGAGAAGGGTAGCTTGGAGAAGTGGAAAGAAGTTTTCAACCTGTATGCAATGAAGGGCATGGAGCCCCACGCTTTTGGAGCGTTAACTGCATTTGGCGCTCCACTAATGAAGTTCACCGGTTTGAAGGGTGCAATCATTAACGTAATCTACGAATATGCCGGATCAGGAAAATCAACCATCCTGCGCATGTGCAACAGCGTGTACGGAATGCCCTACGAACTCATGTCGATTGAGAAGGACACGCTCAACGCCAAGATGCAACAACTGGGGGTGATGAACAACATCCCCAACACGATTGACGAAATCACCAACATGACCCCCAAGGACTTCTCTGACTTGGCATACGGCATCAGTCATGGCCGAGGCAAGAACCGCCAAAAGGGTTCAGAGAACGCCCTACGCATCAACAACACCTCATGGCAGAACATGACATTGTGCTCGGCTAACGCCAGCTTTTACGAGAAGTTGACTGCGTTGAAGAATAGCCCGGACGGTGAATCAGTGCGGTTACTTGAGTACAAGATAGAGCCCAACGATTTGATCGGCGTAGCCAAGGGCAAGGAGATGTTTGACCACCAACTCAACGACAACTACGGTCATGCAGGGGAGATATACCTTACATGGCTGGTGAACAACCTAGAGTACACCAAGGACTTGATAAAGAAAGTTCAAGCCCGACTGGATAAAGAAGTCCAGTTCACCGCAAGGGAACGCTTTTGGTCGGCCACCGCCGCCTGTAATATTGCTGGTGGATTGATCGCCCGTCATCTTGGTCTGCACGACTTTGATATGACCGCTGTGTACGACTGGCTCAAGGGCATGTTGAGCGAAATGCGCCACGATGTGAAGCCCCCACAGTCAACCCCTGTCACAACCCTTGGCGAGTTCCTTGATAGCCACCACCTCAACGCTTTGGTGGTCAACGGCGAAGTGGATGCCCGAAGTAATTTGGCGGCGTTACCTTTGCAGGAACCCCGTGGAGAGTTGCTGGTACGTTACGAGCCGGACACCAAGCACATCTATGTAGCCGCCAAGCAGTTCAAAGAGTTCTGTATCAAGCAACAGGTCAACTACAAAACGCTGCTCAAAGAGTTGACCGACCTGCAAATTTTTGTTGAGGCAACCAACAAGCGCATGTCCAAGGGTATGAAAGTGGCGTCTCCTGCGGTGCGTACATTGAAGTTTGACGCATCCCATTCCGAGTTCTTGCGCATGGACGATATGTTGAACCTAAATGAAAATCGAGACAGTGTCGTATCAGCTTGATTGGTCAAAATTTAGAGCCGGTCATTCATTTTTTGTACCCTGCATAGATCACAATGCGGCGCGGGAAACCATAGGCGCAGTGACAAAAAGGTTGAAAATACCGATTGTTACAAAAGTTGTGATTGTCGAAGGGATAAAAGGGCTACGAGTCTGGCGTGTCTGATGTAGACTAATGGCATTGGCAAGCAGTTGCCATGTCTCCGGAAGTTAGCTCCTTCCAACCTCCCCTTTCCCCCGCCTAGTGCGGGGGTTTTTTATTTGGCCGCAGGTTCTTGGGAAACTACGCCCCACTCGTCTTGCTCGGGTTGTTGTTTGTACGGAGCCAAAAGTTTCTTGTTGGCTTCGATAGCAGCTTCCGCCCAACGATACGTTTTCTTTTTTGCTTCAATACCGCCGGACTCGGATTTATTTACCACCTTGCCTAGAGCTTCGTTTATAGAGTCGTTTATTTCCTTGTTTGTGAACTGCGCCTCTGGGTTGCGCTCAGAAAATTTAATAGCCTGTTCAATAGCCAAGGAGAATTTTTCCGCCCATTTATCGCGCACTTCTTTGGGCAGTGTCATGTCCTCTGATTTACGGTAAGCCTCAACAAACGCTTTTGACAATCTGGTTTTTTCAATCGTGATGCGTTTATCCGCAGCATTGACAGCGGCGGCTGTTTCTTGTGCTTTGGCAGTAGGAGCAGGACGAAAGCCCAGTGCTTGCGCCGCCAACATCGACTTAGGCAACATGCCGGGGTCGGTTAATTGAACTCCTTCTGGAGTCTTTGTTCCTTCTTCTGCTAAGCGCATAGCCGTAGCAGGTTTGGTAACGGATGCGGGGAACATTGTCTCAAACCCTTTTTGGTAATCCCCTTTTACCCACTCTTGTACTCCACGAATATTTCTTTCAACCGAAGAAGCCCCTGCGCCAGCGATTGCTTTGGCGTAATTCATCACTGTTTCAGTAGGTGTAGCACCCGGCTCTACATCCTTATAGATGAGGTCGTTCAATGAGATGCGGCTAGATAGGTCTGCCCCAGTCATTTTGTTGAGTGCGCCATCCAAGAACAAGTCGGTCAAATTGCCGAGTCCCATGTTGCCTAGTAGCTCGGGGATGTACTTGGTGCGCCACCAAAGTTTGTAGTCGATCTCTTTCATGTCGTCAGGAGCATCGGGGTCTTTGCCGAACCAATTCCACAAGCTACCAGCCACAGTCATAATGACACTGAATGCGGGAAGAGCCGTAGCGCCGCCTAACAATGCAGTCATGCCTAGAGTACCAAAAAACTTTTTAGCAGCAGCTTCTTTACCTTCTTTATTGAGGAACGGAATCATTTGCTTGAAGTTGTTAGCCAGCAGCTTGATGGTTATCAACGGGAAGAAACGGTACAGCCCTAAGAAACGCCCCGGCCCAGTCTGCATCCACAGTGGGCGGTTGTAGGTCGAGTAGTTACCAAAGATTTCGTAGTTGTCGGCGATGGAAGCCTTGATTGCTTCATCTCTTGTCATACCCTTTGCTTTGTTTGCGCGGTATGAGGCTAAGAACATGAACTCACGGGACATACGGTCGGCATGGCTTAGTGCGCCACCAAACACCACGTTGTGCACTGTGGAGTCCAACATGTCTAAGGCCTTGTTTCCAACTACTTCCTTACCGGTTATTGCACTTGCTACCCGGTACATCAAGGGTCTATCCCCCTTAGCACCTTTAACAATATCGGTCAGGATGGTGTCATTGGTCGCGCCATACTCAGTCATCATTTGACGCACGGCTTCGCGTTCGTCGGCTGAAATCCCTTTTGAGTGTTCAATACTTGGGGCGCGGTATTTCCATGTGCCATCTGCTTGAGGCTCCATCACACCATAGGTGTTAAACACGTTGAGGGCTCTGAGCATTTGACCAAGCCCTTTGACCCCATGATTGCCCCACATGACGCTTATACCCTTGGTCAAAATTTCCAAAGGTTGCAACACAACCGTAGCAAAGGAAGTCAAAGACTGATAGAAGGACAACTTGGTAGCGTAAGCTGCGGCTTTATCCCATCCGGTTTGTAACTTGGGAGTAACCATTTGCACCGCAAGACCTTCCATACGCTGCACAAACGCAGTGTATTTCTCCGCACCTTGCAAACTACGTTTAGCCACTTCCATATTACGTTGGATTTCTGGTGCGTACTTCAGACGAGCAAACTGCCGAGCCATTTTCAACCCAACTTCATTCGTATTGCGAAGTAGGTCTACGCTGAATCCGGGCGTGCCTTTGCGGTGCATGAACATTTTGCGCACGCTACCTTCGGGCATTGTTGCCAAGTACGCTTGATAGGCTTGGTCTTTCAGTTGCTGGCGCAAGGAGTCGGTTGTCGATGTAGGGTCGGCGGCATCAATTGCTTCGTACATAGCCTTCAACAACTGGCTATGCTTTTCTACGTTATGACGCAGTGACGCTCCTTCAACATCGTCGGTTCTTTTTATTAACTCGGCGGCTACCAACTCTTTGACTGACTTCCCTTGGCGTTTGGCGTACGCACGCATTGCACGATCACGTTGGCGAGGAGTATCGTATCGAGTAGAAATACGATCTTTGCCTTTACCAAGTTCCAATACGTAGTCGCCCATACGCACCAATGGGAAGTACGGCTTGATCTTGCCTTCTTTTTCGTATGTTTGGCGAATTGCCGTTAACAAACGGTCTTGCTCTGCTTTTGGAAGGTCAAGTTTAGAAAGCTGCCCAGCCAAAATATCTTGCTGGATAGCATTCATGTCCTCGTAGTAGTCACGGTAGTCACGGTACAGCTTCTGCCCTTCAGGTGGCAAAGTGTTGTACATCTCATCCAACCGAGTGCTGCGTATTGTGTGAGATTTATCGCTTGGGTCGTACTCGGCGTGAGTGGACTCCAACACCAGCGTAGTCCATTGCTTTTTAAACCCCTTGTATGCGCGGAAGAAGTCAATGATCTGTTCGGTCTGCTTTGCTACTCCGTCAAGAATAGCTCGCTCCATGCCGTGCATTTGCTGCATGGCTTCGTAGGTTTGACCCAATCCGTTTACATGCTTGCCAATATTCTTTGCAATACCATCTGCGTCATAGAAATTAGCAAAGAAGCTACGGGCGCTTCCAGTCAAGGTATCCCATACTGGGGCTAAGAAAGAATCCCAAACAAGCGAAGGATTCCGTGTAACAGCCAGCGCGGATACTGCTCGGCCTAATTGCTCCGCGTCTTCAGACAACAGCACTGCCCGTTCAGCGTCCCTTACATCTTTGTCCAACTCGGCCTGTGTTCTTTCATCAGGGCCGGGGGTAGTCGGGGGCATACTTTGGCTTGCCAGTGGGGGCGCACCTTTTTCAACCAACCGCATGGCTGGTGTTTTCTCTGCGTCAAGAATCTTGCCTGTGACGTTGATGAGGTCAGACATAGCGGACATGCCGCTTCCCTCTTTGCCAAAAGCTTTTGCCCACTCGTTGTACAGAGTGCGTACAAATGTGGTGAATCCGTTTTCGTTTTGCGTGCCTTTTATCCCGCCAAGGAATTCTTGGAACGCTTCATCGGACATACCGTAGGCCAAAAATTCTTGGGGTTCTTCAAATATGCCGTAGCTACCATCTTCACGAAGAGTGGATTCGACCCGTGTTTTTAAATCATCAGGTAGCAAGCCCATCATGTCTCGAACTTTGTAATGCTTCTCAGCATGTAAGCCTAGATTGATAAGTTCACTGACGAACCGAGCCAATTTTGGATTTGTGTTTTTGACCCCGGGCAATAAGCCGAGCGCGATCCTTTGGTTGGTGGCTGCGTGCAGCATTTCGTGCAGCACAGTGATGTTGTTGACACCTTGGTTATTACCAAAACTTGCGCCACGTACATACACAGTACGGCTATCGGGTACATACATACCGTCAGCGGTTGCCCACGCATCTGCATGTTTTTGCAAATCTGCTGTAGGCGCATCGCCTTGCTCGACCACAACAAACTTAACACCGTTCACAAACCCGCGCAGTCGGCTGGCCAAGAACCGCTGGAACATATTGCCAGTCTTGGTGATGATGGTCAGTGCTTGCGAAGCGTTGGCGGCTTTGTTAAAAGCGGTGTCGGCCTTACCTTTGCTTGGTGCAATATTGCTTGCCAACGGGTTTTTGCCTGCGGCTACTTTTTTACGTGTCTCTCGGGCTTTTTTGACCCGATCAATATCGGCTTGAGAAATCTTGCTTCGATCATTGAGCGCAGCTTTGACTCTGTTGCCAAGCGCACGGCCACGATGCCGTTCCTCAATACCCAGCAT